GTGGGGCATGACAGGTGGCCCAATGCCTAAGGACCCGACTGACGTGTATGGTCAAAGCAAGCTGCTAACACCCAAGCTAGTACCGAAATACTTCAAGACGTTTAAGAATGAAACGATGACGCAAATCACGCCTTTCAAATGGATACCGCGACCCGACTCAAAAGAAACCGCGTTTGCTGCCTTAAAGCCAGCTGTGCGATACAAGCTAGATGACTGCACGGACATCCCGCCGATTACACTGTCAACGCGTGAAGTCGAGCTCACCAAAGAACAGAAATTAGCTTACAAACAAATGAAGGAAGAATATTTCTTACAGATGGAAGAAGGCCAAATCACCGCCATGAACGCTGGTGTACAAACCAGCAAGCTGCTGCAGATCGGTGCCGGGTTTGCTTACGGTAAAGACGGGGTTATTGCAGCGATACCGCACGCACCTAGAATCAACGAGCTACGTGAAATCATCAACGGTACTGACCGGAAAGTCATTGTGTTTACACCATTCAAGCGGTCAGTAGAACTACTGCAAGCCCAGCTCGAAACTGATTACGATACGGACCACGTATCAGGTGATGTCAACAAGTCAAACCGGGACCGGATATTTTATAACTTCCAGCACACGGCCAACATCAAAGTGTTAGCGGCTCACCCTCAGTGTATGGCTCATGGCCTCACGCTCACAGCAGCAAATATTATCGTGTGGTATTCACCGCTACCGAATTTAGAGATTTATGAACAGGCATCAGCTAGAATTCGTCGCCCGGGCCAGAAACACCACACACATATTATACATTTACAGGCAACACCTATAGAAAAACGCATTTACAATACATTAGAAAAACGTGGGAACATGCAGAGCGACTTGCTCACAATGTTCAGGGATGAAATGGGGCTTTGACAATACTCTAAATTAGTGTATAGTTATTGCGACTGAGATATAACCAGAGAGACTGACAATGAAACGATTTACCGCATACCGTGACGACATGGATACGCACCATGCTACTCACAACTCAAACCAAAAAAACCCCGAAGGTGAAGCCCAATACGAAGGCATCATTTTCACCGATGGCTCTTGTGCCATTCGCTGGCTTACCGCTTGCAAGTCCACCTCTGTGTGGGACAGCTTCAAGACTGCCATGCTGGTACACGGTCACCCTGAATATGGGACCCGCATCGTATTCCACGATGAACCTGAACCCCTGCCATGGGATGACGATATAGCTCGTAAATATGAAACAGGGGATATGCTGCTATGACCGACCAAGTAATTGAGCGAGCCGTAGCTAAGTTCATTGAACTACGCGACAAAAAGAAAGTGCTTACGGATGAGCACAAACTCATTCTCGCACCTTACAACGAGGCAATGACCAAGATTGAAAACCTCGTGCTTGCTGAACTGCAGAAAGCGGGTGTTCAAAACATGAAGACTGCAGCAGGTACAACGTACCAGAGCACAACTGTTCGTCCCAAGATCGACGACTGGAAGTTGCTGCGCCCATTCATTCTGGATAATGACTTGATTGACATGATGCAGATGAAACTTACTCCCGAGGCTGTTGACCAGTTCAGGGAATCAACCGGCGAGCTCCCCCCGGGGGTCGTCATCACATCAGAGACCTTCGCGAGGTTCAAAAAATGATACAACTTACCGATGCAAACCTGAACAACCTGCTAGCTTTTTTAAACCGTGTCCAACTATCGGGCGAAGAAGCCCCGGCAATGGTGGACATAACCTCGAAGGTCCGGAACGAACAAGCACTTAGGGCAAAACCCCCAGCGCCGAAGAAAGCCGCGACTAAGAAAGCCGCACCCAAGAAAAATACTGGAAACTAACGGAGCAATAACCTATGGGCGATCTAGCCAACATTAGAAACAATTTACCCGCAGAGATTGCGGATGTATTCAACACCGACGACCTTGCCGGTGACTTGTACGATGGTATCCAAGCTGGCTTTGCCGTGGTCTCTATTCGTGGCAGTCGCTGGCGCATATCCAAAGGTGGTGAAACTGAGCCGGTAGTGACCGCTGATGGTGAGCCAGTAGCATCACTGGAATGTGTCATCGTCAAAGCCTCACGCAATGTAAGCAAAATCTTCTATGCTGAGGCTTATGCTGAAGGCGATGCTGAGGCCCCTGACTGCTGGTCCGTCGATGGTATTACGCCCGATGCTGGTTCAGGAACACCGCAGTCAAATACCTGCGCCACTTGTCCTCAGAATGTGTGGGGCAGCAAGATTACCCCGGCTGGCAAGAAGACAAAAGCTTGTGGCGATAACCGCCGTATCGCAGTCGTCCCTCTGGGTGACATCCTGAACAAGAAGTATGACGGTGCCATGCTGTTGCGTGTCCCTGCTGCTTCACTGGCTGACCTCGCGCTGTATGGCAAGGGGATGGCGGGTAAGGGTTTCCCCTATAACGCAGTCGGGACAAAAATGGGTTTTGATCTTGATGCCAGCTTCCCCAAGCTGACCTTTCGGCCTACTCGTCCTCTGACCGAGGAACAACTCATGGAAGTGGCTGAAGTGAGTCGGAGCCCACAGGTTCAGGCAATCCTTGAAGTTGCTGCTGAGCACGCAGCACCGGCTGCTGCTGCTGTTGAACCAAAGCCCGAGCCTCAGGCCGCAGTATCACTGGACTTTGAGGACGAAGTCGAAATTGCTGAGGAAGAAGTTGCAGAACCGCCTAAGAAAAAGGCAGCTACAAAGAAAGCAGCCACGAAGAAAGCTGCTGCAAAGCCAGTCGAGTCAGTTGAAGAAGTTGAGGAAGATTCCGAAGAAGAATCCAGTCTTGATGATCTTTTGGCCGATCTGGACAGTCTCGGGTAATAAGCCTATGCTGATGGGCCGGTGCCTTGCTTCCCCCTGTTCTGGCTAGACCCAAGAGCAGCACGTGGGAGTGAGGCACCGCCTTCTTTTACAATAAGAGACTGCTATGCAACTGACCGACTTTTTACGAACTGTCCTGCCGACACAGGGTAATTATTATACTGTCCAAATAACCAACCAAGGTATTGTCAGACAATTCAATCACGAAACCATTGAGGCATCTGTTGACTCACTGCGGCAGATCAAAGCACGACACCATAATGCTTTTTTCGCTACCGGCGCGTTTAGAGGGAAGCGTACACAGGGAGACTGCACCACCAAACGATGCTGGTATGTTGATATTGATTGTAAGCCGGGGAAAGAATACGACTCCAAGGCGCTGGCTACCCAAGCCATAAAAGAGGCTCTGGTTGCTGGATTACCGAGACCATCGATAGTCGTAGATTCGGGCAACGGGTATCACTTGTATTGGGTAATCAAAGACGAAGTAACCAAGGGTACATGGGAAGAATGGTCACGCGCAATTGAGGCAGCGTGCTCAACAACCAATTTGAAGATTGACCCAACTAGCACCAAGGACGCTGCGCGAATACTCCGCGCTCCTGAGACACTGAACCAGAAAAACCCAGATCATCCACTACCCTGCAAAATCGTCATTGAGGGGAAGCTATTTGATTTCGAGTCGTTCAAGAAAGTATTCCAACCATTTAAAGACACAGCCCCTACCCATAAACCATCCAATGTCGTACCCATCAATCAGGCAAACCCTGATATGAATTCTGAATTATGGGGTGGTCTACAATCCAGCAAGCCAAGTAAAACTCAGGATATGATCGATCAATGCCCTTTGTTTGGGGAGGCCGTAGCCACTGGAGGCCAGCACCACCTTGAGCCTTTGTGGAGAGGACTTATCAAGACCCTTGTCTACACTGACGATGGTATAGATTATATCCACAAAATAAGCGACCAGCATCCGGACTATGATCCAAACAAAGTTGACAAGAAGTATGCTGAAGGTCTCAGGACCAAGTCAGACAATGGTCCTTATTTGTGCTCCACCTTTGCCAAAAATTCAAACGTCTGCCAGACCTGTCCTTACTATGGCAACATCAACTCGCCTATTGCTTTGGCGTATGGACAAAAGAGTTTACTCCCGTACCCATGGCGCGATGGCACCTACGGTGTAGAGCGATACAATTCGGATGACGATGAATGGGAGCAGGTAATACCATGGCGCGTAGGTAACGTGAGCATAGCGTGCGACTTTGGTGTCGCGACCTACGTGAAGTTTAATATGGGTGATAAGACAATCAATACAGATATGACCCAATTTGGTGACCCCCGCACGACGAACACTCTACTGGCAAAATATAACCGGACAATGAACCAACCCCATATACAGGAGCTGACTCGTCTAATGAACGCATGGACAAAAGAACTTGAGGAACAAAAGAAATCGCACCCCATGGTATCAAGCCTTGGCTGGACTAAAGACGGGTTTCATTATGGTGGAAAAATCTACAACAAGGATGGCTCAGACACCCCAGCTTTTATCAAAGATCAGAATTTCCACGATACCTTTTCACCACATGGTGACATAGGGCCATGGCAGCAGTGCGCCAATCACATACTGAGTCAACCGAGGCACGCGGTCTGGTGCATCCTTGCTGCTGCGTTTGCATCACCACTGGTGACCTTCACAGGCTCCGTAGGCGCGATTCTAAGCGTAGTTAGCCGTGACACCGGCACAGGCAAGAGTACAGCCATGCGAGTAGCACAGGCGGTCTGGGGGAATCCTCAGGGCGGTATGCTTGCGGTAGACGCGACAGACAACGCTGTAGCTCACCGGCTAGGCACCCTAACTCACCTCCCTGCCTATTGGGACGAGGTCAGGGAAAAAGACGAGGTCCAGAAATTCATCAAGACTATTTTCCGGATCGCGCAGGGTATTGAGAAGCAACGCCTTACCAGCAGTATTCAGGAGCGCGCGGTAGGGAAGTGGGAGCTGATGCTAACCGTAGCATCCAATGAAGCAATGCGGGACCACATCGAGCAGGTAGGCGGCAGCTCTGACGCAGGTATGGCTCGTGTCTACGAAATCTATGCTGTCCCGATAAAAGATGAATCGATGGATGATGCCACCGCTAGACACTTCTATTCAAAAGCCAGCAAGAACTATGGGTGTGCTGGCGCTGAGTACGCCGCGTGGCTAGCTCAGAATGAGGCTTCAGCTAAAGACCTTGTGAACAAGATTGAGCAGGGGCTAGCTAAAGCGCTGAAGACAACTTCAGATGAACGCTTCTGGCTAACCACAATGTCCACCCTGTTAGCTGGAGCCTTTCTGGCCAACAAGATAGGGATTTGCAAATTCAATGTGCCCGAGCTAAAGACCTATTTGGTAGAACAGTTCCATGAAATGCGGACTGTGAAGAAGACTAAGTACGAAAAGCCTCTGGACCACTCAGTATCAATGGTTGCTCGATTCATCCATGAGTTCAAAGACTTCACTATAAAATCCGATCTAATGCCTATGAAGGGTAAGCGGACCTATAAGATCATGCGAAATGCCATCAAGAACCCCCCTAGCGTCCGCATCGCTGTGACCGACAAGATTATCCGTGTCGTTCAGCGAGATTTTGAACAATGGCTCTACGGGCAATATGGAGCCACTGTGACGCATGTTATGAAAGACCTGACAGATCAGGGTATGAAGCGGGTACGCTCATCGATTGATGCTGGCACGGATTTAGGTGGTGGTCGGCAACAATGCTTAGACTTTCCACTGACCAACCAATCATTCAAGAAGGCGTTTGGCGACCTAGCCGACTAGGTATATGGGTTCCGATACTTCTTCGCCTTTTGGATCGTCGTCCCTTTTTTTGTCCCACCGGGAGACATACCATGACCCCGGTTGCTGGCTTGGCTCTGGACCTGTAGGTTCGACTCCGAATTTGAGCCACCCTTTGAAAGCGGAGTCTTGTGACCTACGTCCTTCCCATCACCTTTGGTTACAGCGCCTTTCTTTTCCATCACCCGCCGCGCCTTTTTCCATACTTTGTTTTTTGCCTTGGAAGCATCAGACCTACCAGCCCACTGAGCAGACGCTTGCTCCTTAGTTCGGTGTGCGGTCGGTGATCTAACTCCTGCTTTCATTTTAGCCATTATGGTATCAACCTTTGCAGTTCCATTTCTTCCATTGAGAAGTCATCATCACCAAACATTAACAGGTCTTGCTTGTCCTCTCTACCCTCGAGCTTATTCTTGAGATTTTCCTCAGTGACTTCCCACTTAGGATCGTGACGCATGTTGAATGGCATCACGTGCTCCATTTCAAACTCGACAGGATTGTCAGACCGGCTCCACTCGTGGATAAGCGACTTACGCTTGGTTTCTATTTGTGTCTGGTGCTTTTTCAATGCCCCGGCACCAGCGTAATATTTAGTCATCGCTGCTGGCGTAACACCAAAAAATTGTGAAATCATATCCCCAGCACCCAAGTCAACAGGGAGTTGTTCACCACCATAGCCCGTTGGGCCTTCAGTTGGATATCGGTAACCGCCGCGCATCATGTCCCTGAATCCTTTAGGTACTATTTTCTCAGTGCCCTTCACATAGTCACCATTCTTGATCTGCTGTATACCATCTGCTATTGAGACCGTAGCACCAACCACGGGACCGCCAAGCTTTAGCAGCAGCTCGATCCAAGCCGCGCGAACATCCTTTGTATCGTTGGGGGGCATCAACAAGGCGCTTGATAGTGCTACGCGCTCACCACCACCTATATCTGCAGCTGAGAATAAACCTCTGGTAGCAGCTTCACCCCAAAACCCATCACCCAGCGTGTCTTTCAAGAATATCTCGATAGTAGCATCGACATCCCATTCCTCGTCATCTTCTTCAAGCAGCTGGCTGAGCGCCCAAAGCAGCGCCCTGATTGGCTCCAACATCAAACCGCCCAGCGTACCAGCGGCAGCAGTGTGGCTCGCGAGAAGTAATGATACTGTCTTGATGCCTTCAGCCCTTAACTCTGGAGTACCGCCTTTGAAAGTCTTAACAATATTCGAGGCGAACAAAGCATACATCCCCTGCCCATACATTTTGAACATCATCACGGACTTGACCCCGGGGAATCCTTTAAATAGCGGTGGCTTATTTTGGTCGGAGTAATCAAACTGAGTTTGTAAAATGGCTTCACCAGCACCTTCGACTGCCTGTTCGTGAGTTGCCCCTTGCTTAATCTCCAGCTCATACGCTGCCTTGGCGACAACAACACGGTTTACGACCTCAGCAATCTGAGGCATGGTCCGCGCAATATCCATAGTCTTGTTCACGACCTTGGCACCGACACCCCTATCACTTTTCCCTTGGCTGGCCTCATAGAGTTCCTGCATAAATGTAGCATCGATAATGCCTTGGTCAGCTAGCGTTTGGATCATGTCGCCGGTAGGTGTGCCCTTATACTCAGCGACTACAAGGTCCAGCATATTTTCAGGCCCACTCTGCCAACCAGCTTTAGTTTTCCACAGTTCTTTGACTGCTACCTGAGTGACACCATTGTACGCTTTGAACAAAGCACCAGCACCTTTGACCCCATACTTGCCTATGAGGTATGGCTGAGCCACTAACATAGGTTGAGTCATGTTGATCAGTGTGTAAGACGGTGACATCAAGAACCACGTGAATCCCAGCTTGGACATTACTGCGTCCCACTTGGATGTTTTGCGCTCAGACAGCTCTTTGTTCCAGCGTTGATTCAAAGTTTTTACTATCTTACCGGCTTTTATTTTATCCTTGGCTTCTGTGCGAGCGAACTTATCAAGTTCTGACATAGCTTCAGCTTGATCAAACGATGTTTTCAAATCAGCCAGCGCCCATGACCCAGCAAAAGCACGCTCAGCGAATCCCCGGCGCATGTTGATCGACGCGCCCTTAACACGGTTACGCTTCAGCTCCGCTTTACGGAGAGAGTTAGCCAACAACATTTCAGTGAACGCAGTTTCCAAAGCCTTGAACTCTTGGCTGTTTTCGTCAAGCTTGCCCTTGGCTTTTTGCAATAAGGCCCCTGCTCCTGACCCCTCAACATGATTAGACGGTTGCTGTAAAGTAGACTCGACAGGACCATCTTGTCCGCGCATCTTGAACGGGTTAGGACCACTGTTCAGCTGGTGCACACGTTTTCTAGCTGCACGCTCAGTTTCGAATGTTTCGTAAATTCTCTCTGAACGCTCGACAACCCATGACCCATCAATTTTGCGGGACTTTATTTTATCTAGCGGATGCTCAGCACGCAGAGCCTTTGCCGCCGCATATGCTGACTTTCGGTCTGGGTGAGCCAGTGAGGTAGTTATCCTTTCTGCATCAACAGCAACGTCACCAAATCGACGAAGTGGGAAGTATGGACCCTCGACCGAAGTGGAGAACAACACTGTTTCTAATGACTGCTTAACACCATCAGCCATATCAGCCATTGGGGTAAAATCTACGTCCGCAATATCAGCAGGTTCTTTTGCGTTGAGTATGGTTACCATGTCCGCAGCTGACAGCTGACCATCGAGCTTATTGGCCTTGGCTATTTTCTCGATGGTGGCCTTACGCATTTCAACACGCTGGTCCTTATAGAACTCCCGGACCTGACGAAAAATACTCTTAGCTCGGCCAGTAAGCTTATTGAACTCAGCTTGCGCGGCAGTGTGCCTTTCCTGATTACGCTTGATAGTAGCTGGGCTTTTCTTAAACCAGAGGTGCTTGTTCTTCATACTGTAGAACGCGGCATCAGGGTGGATATTATTCAAAGTAGAATCCCGCATCAGCTTACCCAGCTGCTCGGTCATTTTATACCCGCCCTTGAACTTCTCCATTTCTTTCCAGAGCTTATCGATAGCGCCAGCTTTTTGCTGCAAGTCGCGTGCAATCTGTGTCTTCTTTCGATGAATAGTCTGGAGATTTTTCAGTAAATTCTTACCGTTTTTAACAAACCTATGCGAATGATTTCGGATGACCTGATCCATCGTGCTGAGGTTCAACCGTACTGTAAACGAATTAGCAGCATCCTTAGCAAATTCTTTTGCATCCACTTTTCTATTTATAATATCGCCCATGCCTTGCACGGTATCGCGAACACTCTGATGCTGAAGAACACGCAGTGATCCATCGCCCAGCATCTGAGCCATCAGTTCTTCCTCGGTAGGATTGTACTCATTGATATCAGGTATCTGGCTCAGAGGTCGCTGAGTCACAGCTTGCCGGGGCACAATGTAGGGTGCTGCGTTTTCTGCTCGGGTTTGAGCTATTTCAGTTGGGCTCATAAACAGGTTGTTGCTTAGTGTCAACGCCTCAGCAAGAGCAGACTTGGATTCGACTGGAACCCCAAGCATGTTGGCCACGATGTCTACGAACTTTGTCCACAAGGTCTCACCCTTACCAACATTTACACCGGCTAGTGCACGTTGAAAGCTTGGGTTAGTCATCGCTTCTGCAACGAACTCATCAACATTTGTAAAGCCATAGTCCTGCGCTGCGTATTTGCCTCCCTCACGTTCTAACTCTTTAATCACGCGCTTGCGTAAGGCTTCAAGCTTTAAGGCCGTAGCGTTGTTTGTACGCAGTGCCTCGCTTGTCATGGCGTGAATCATTTCGTGCATGAATACCTTAACGCTAAACCCGTCACCCATAATGCTATCGTTCAACATGATCTTAGGCTCACCACTGAGCCCATTGACGAATGCACCGTTAGTCGTAGGTTTGGCAACTCTGCCCATTTGCTCCGGAGTAGCACGCATGGTCATTATTTTGGCCACGCCTACGTCCCGCATTCTCTGGATCAGAGTTTTATAGGGATCACCTTCGGCCAGTTCAGCATCAATAATATCTAGGATATCGTTGGCTCGCACAGTGCCGCGCTCGTCATAAACTTCGTCCAAATACCCTGCGGCTATTTCCCGGCCAAACATAATATTTTTGGCTTCAGGATTACCCGCCAGTGACTTAGCTTGTGCTTCTGGCGCTGAGTCCATGTATGCCCGTGAGTCCTCAACATAAGCCAAAGCAACCTCTGATATTACGACCTCAGGGACAGACTTAATATCACCTGTCTTCGGGTTGATGATATCCATCGTGCCCAAGACAATGTTGCCTAGTCGCTGTTGCCGTGCATATTCTGACTCGGTCATAACCCATGTTGCTAAGCCAACACCATCAGGGCCTTTCTTTGTCACTGCGAACTCAGCAGCAGACTTCGCATTCGAGGGCGTAGCATAAACCCCCCGTATACCATAGCGGGTCATCTTCAGGCGTGGGTCCATAGCCAGAGCTGCAGCGTTCACTTTGGAGCCACCATGCACCAGATAGACAAGGCGTTCCCCGGTCTCGTCGAAGTGCTGCTTGTTAAGCTTCTGCATGTCAGCTTCAAGCTCAGCAACAACACGCTCGTAGTCAGCAACTTTCTTGTTGGGTGACTTATCTTCCAGCACCGTGCCACCAGCTAGATCAGCGAGGAAAGCGGTGTCTTCTTCACTCAGCTCTGAAGTCTGGTTCGTAGACGGGTTAGCGTTAGCATCAAGATACTCGTCGGCCACATCATAGGCATTCTGGAATTCCTTACGGAAATCGTTCTGCATGTTTTTAGCACCGACCGTCGAGCCCATGCCCATAGCTGGCATAAACACGCGATCAATACCAGCATCACCTACGGCCTTCAGGACATTGGTCATTGCCTTACCCGCTAAATCTGGCGTAGCTTTTGGGGGCATACCTGATTCTTGATAAGTCACTGTCGGAGAAACTACCAGCCAACCCGGCTTACCCACGGGTATCGGCGTACCTTCTGGATAGGTGCGTATTACAAACGCCTCACCCAGAGGCATATCCCCATCATACAAAGCTTGCATCTTAGCCTGTACACGGTCTTGGATTTGGTCACCAAACATATCGACATAAGCACCATCGATATTCTTGCCAGCGGCCTTCATGTTTCCTTTCATGTAGCCTTTATTATTAGCCGGTGACACGACAGCATCCCCAGCCTTCATGCTGAGAGTAGCGATGTCACCCGTTTGCGTGGAGTTGGCAACAGATTGTGCTACGACTTCAGCACCACCCTTCATACCTACTGCTACGATGTCAATATCACTGAGCGTCTTCTTCGCTGGCTTGCCTGTATCTGGTATGCGCCTTGTCGCTTGTTCCTCGACCCATGTTGTAGGCTTAGCTTCAGCAGCTGGCGTGGTTATGCCTAAGCTTTCTTTACCCATTGGGGCAGGGGCCTTTTTGCGGCGACCGCCACCTTTCATTTCAGCTGCGAATGCTTTTGATTCAGCTTCCATCTTGGCCGTTAGTCTGGCCTTCTTAGCATCGGCGGTCTCTGCTCGTTTGCGAGGCTTCTTTTTTACTTTGATGACTGGCTTGGCTTTTGCAGCGGCTTCAGCGGCAGCGGTAATTTCCTCCGCTTGCTTGGCAGCGGCAGCTTCCGACTCTACTTTTTTACGTTGCTTAGCGATCAACTTATCACTGATATTTTTTTCTTCTTTTTCCGCACGCTCAGCAAGGATGGCCGCTTCTTCCTCAGGGCTGCTACGTTGGCTTTTTGCGTATTTTTTACTGACTTCTATATCAGCTACCCCTTTACCTGCTACGTCCGTCCCACGGGCCTCTGCTTCTTCTGTTGTGAGCTTAGCCTCAGTATCGAGAATTTCCTTTTCTTCTTCAGTGACTGGCTCAGCTGAAGCTTCCTCAGCAACACCTTCATACTCAGGGGTAGGTGTTACGGGCTCAGCAACAGGTGTTACGGGCTCAGCAATAGGTGTTACGGGCTCAGCAACAGGTGCAGCTTTCGCGCGACGAGCCTTAGTAACTGCTGCTGCTTTCTTGGCTAGCGGTGCGACTACTTTCGGTATGCCGGTAGGACCTTCATTTATTAAGCGATTAACTTCCGCACTCATGCCCTTGTAGAACGTATCCAGTACAGGACCCCACCCACCAGTAGGTGACCGACGACCTCTACCACCCGGGTTACTCCTTCGGCCAGCGATAGGCGCATTACCGCGCATTTTAGCGGTGCCCATAGTGGCTGGTTTATTCCCTGCCGCTTTTTGCAATATCGCTTTTAGCTGAGTAACGTCATAGCCTTCCTGTTCAAGCTGAGGTATCACGTTATTCGCCATGGTCACCCACACTGAATCCGCAGCCATGAGCTGTTCTTCATTGCCTCTAGGCTTACGCCCGGGCTCGCCAGCATACGCATCAATAGCCGCTTGATGGTTTGTAAGACCTAACTGAACAGCATCAATAGCTTGTTGTGTACCAAGAGTCTGCGGCTGGCCATACTCAAGTGTTTCATTGAGGCCAGCTTCCAAATCTGTCACAGGCGCAGTTTCCAAACCGGCCTCTAAATCTGTCACAGGCGCAGTTTCTAAACCGGCTTCTAAATCAGTAGGTATTCCCCGGTCAGCAACAACAGCCTGTGGGTCTTCTACTGAGACCTCAGCACCACGGGGTGCGGCTACGGCTTCAGCAGCTGCCAAGACCTCACCAGCAGGATCAGCGACCGCTGACTGTACGACCGTACCATCAGGGTCCGTTACTACAACTGCGGGAGCGCCGGGAGTCTTACCCTGACCACCAATACCAGTGGCACTAGCGATAACTGCTTGTTTAGCTGCTTCATCGCCATTCTGTATGGCCTCGTACAGGTCAGTTACTATCTGTATGCTTTCAGCAGATTCAGGAAACACTAAGGTGCTTCCATCGCCAAGAGCCATAGCTCTTTCACCTTCAGGAAGATCGGGTACTGCTTGCCCCTCAGGCAGATATACTGCCTTGCGCTCTGCCGCTGGGTCGCGCATGACTTCAAGTTGGCGCTCAATGGTCTCTGGAGCCTCAGGCACAACAGCCCCGTCAGGGACTAATGCTGCGGCCTCGTCAGCAGCTTTCATGTCTGCTACGACATACTCGTTGAGGTCCAAGTCCATATCGACACTGTCTTGCTCAGCTGGTGCTGAGAAGTCATCAACATAGTTTTCAGGCTCTGGCTTTTTACCAAGACCAGTCCCTTCAAGAATCTTATCAGCCATGTCGCTGAAAGTAGCTTTTGTCTTATCTATTCCACTAGCGATTGCTTCTTTTTCAGCAGCGAGGTCCGCGATAGCACCGGGAGTACCCAAGCCAGTACCGACACCCAAGCCAACAAGAAATGAGTGATTAGCCTCAGATAAATCGACACCAAGAATAGCGTCCTTTAGCGACATATTTTCTAGCTGATTAGCATCGTAAGTCTGCTCAAGAATACTGGTCAGCCACTCTTGTGCACCTTCACCTAACGTGGTTTCAATGATGCGTGAAAATGCTTCGCCACCACCACCCTTTCTAAGGGCAGCATTCATTGGGATCATTTCAGGAAGTGCTTCAGCAGCGACTGCAAATAAGGCAGCATTTGATGCTTTAACGTGATCGCCGCCGGTCTTCTCCATCACTTCGCCATATTTGGCACCACCTACTTGCGCGGCGAGTGCGCCGAACATACCAACACCACCAGTGAGCGCACCCACCGCCAGTGGGCCAGCCATACCATACAAGCCTTCACCAACTTCGTATAGATACCCTTCAAACCCCTCTGCGTCGATCTGGTTTTTAGGGTCGTTCAGCATTAAGTTGCCGCCTTCCTGCAACAGCTTGCCAGTCTCTTGCAATGAAGCGCGAACATCACCATCGATAACCATATCCGCAGCATCGACACCTAGTCCTACGATGTCACCACCAATTTTTTTGGTAACGTCACCAACAAGATCAAGCGCACCTTGTACTGACCAAACTGGATAGTGGGTTTCGTCACCCATCAGTGACCAGTCGTACTCACCAGTACCAGCGTCTGCAGCGGCCATCGCCAAGCCGCCAACTGCCTGTGCGTTTTTGATATTGCCTTTATCGACCAAAGTACCAATATTTTCAGAAGTGGTCTTCTCAGGGATACCTGATGTTACGGACTCATCCCTAGCTAATAAAGGTGGTGGTTTAGGGGCATCCAGCTGAAAACCCGGGGGAAGCGCACCCGCAGTTTGTTCCTCGCTCTCATCGAGTACGAAACCGGCTGGAAGTTGAGCCGCCATTACATGGGAATCCAGTTAGTACCATCCCACTCTACTACTTCCCCCGTGGTCGGGTTGGTCGCTGTTGCTCCGATTGCAGGACCAGCAGTCGATGGGGTAGCAGCTGGGGTGCCCGGGGCTGGTATCGCTGAAGCTGGTGATACAACTTCTGGTCCATCCTTTGGTTCATATTGCTGTTCAAGGCTAGTCCACATATCAGTGATAAGTTTGTATCGCTCTTGCTCACGCTGGTAAGCTTTTTCAACAGTTGGGTTGATTGTGTATGGCTTACCCTTACTCTTAGCAAACTCTGCGCGTTTGTTTTCTGAAGCCATAGCTTCATCTGCAGCCTCCATACTCTTAGCAGCAGTGTTCATCCTCTGCAACAAATCGTTACGCTTGGCAAAATAGGTCTTGCCAGCTGCCTTAGTACCACCACCTGCGTAGTATGCGGCTTTAGCTTCAAGCTCCTTAATTTCAGCGTCGATTTTTTGCCGCTTCAGATTACGGCTAGCACCATCACCAATATAGGCAATCTGCTCGAGTTTCAGCTTAGCAGCGTCGATTTCCATATCCGCTTTTGTTTTCTCAATAGAAGACTCAGCCTTGTTAATATCCGCTTCAGTCATATCGTCAGCACGCTTTGAAGCTTTAACCAGTTCCTCCATGTTGCTTACGATTTGCGCCATCTTCTGACGAGATTCCTCGTTCTGTACGCCAGACCTGACCGCGTCAATAGCCGCTTGGCCTTCCTGCATCTTCAACCGGCGCTCACCAAGGGTCATATCGTTACTGACTTGTGTTGATAGGCGACCTTCAGTGATATCAAAACGGGTACGATCTTCTGCGACTGCGACTGCGTCGAGTTCCGCTTGACGAACAGCGTCAGCGTATGCGACAGGGTCCTCAGATATCCTGACGATGTCAGCCATATCTTGTGGGCCAATAGGCTTACTTTCTACGAGTTGCCCAGTATCCTCGTTGTAGATATTTGCAACGAGTTTCCCGCCAACTTCTTCAATCTCCGCACGGTTACCATCAGGGAAGCTAGTGTACGCTTCCTGTAGGGCATCCTTAGCGGTCCTGAGGTCACCCGCCCTCATAGCTGCCATAGCAGTAGCTGCGTTCTCACGCAACGAACCCTGCTTTGTGGTGGATATGTGAGCGTTAGCATCTGCAAGTGCTTTGGGTCCCATAGCCCCGGCTTTTTTTCGAATACCTTCTTCCCAAGACTTCCAATCTTTACTGGTAGTGGTTTTCTTCCGCTTGCCCATTTGCTGCACCGCAGCCTCAGATTCAGGAATAGCAGTTACTTGGTGGGGGTTTGCTATTACCGGCTCATCAGCAAAGTCAGCAGTCTGGTCTGCGAGCATGTTGCTTTGCTCTGAAGCAACCATTTGTGTTGTCTGCTCAGCTTCAGGAATAGCTGCCATCATAGAACCAAGTTCTTCTTGGTCTCGAATGCCTTTTTGCTCTTGCCCGAATCTGTACCCTGCAATGCCCTGATTGACAGCATTAGTGAGCCCTAAATCTTGGACTCTCAGTGCATCAGCACTTACCCATTTAGCCATTTCAATTTGCTCCTACTGCATTAGGTGGCGGCGGGTATTTATCCGCTGGCCACTTAGTTTCTGGTCCTGCATAAGCGTGAGCACTCGGGTCTCTGGTCATTTGGTAGCCAGCCCTGATATCTGGATTAGTTGGTATGGCTGAGACCTCACCACCAGCTGCGAAACTTGGACCATCATATACGGGTGTAGGAATATACCGCGCGTTAGGGCGAGCCCTCATCGCTGGTGCTGGTGCTGGTGCTGTCACGACTGGTGTTACAACCGGCTCCGCTTCTACTTGGTTAGCACGAAGCTTGTCAAGACCGCTGGCGATACTTGCCGCTCCTTTAAGCATACCTGAACGCTTAGCAGGTTGCTCAATATCTACCCAACCGCCTTGAGCAAAACCCATTACTTCGCCACCTTTATACATGCCCATATCTGGTGCTACGGCCTCAGGAGGTGGTATACCTAAAGCTTCGTCGGTAACCTGTGCAGTTTGCTCACGCTCAGCAAGTTCTTGCTGCACTTTCACGATCATCTTGTCGAAAAACTCTGTTCCTTTGCGCTTAACAACATCAGCTGGAATCACGAATTCACCGTCAGATAGCTTGGCATCAATAGCGTCATCAGTCGGACCACCCGGGCCTTCAATCTCGCCACCTTCAGCCATAAATGGAATAGCTGCGGCACCGATCATTGCGGCAGAACCCAACATATCACCACCCGCTTGGTTTTTGTTAGACTGATTCGCTGCTGAAGTCTCAGCTTTGGAGCCTATGGCGCTGCCCCACGCATCTAACGCGGCGTTACCTTGCCCATACATATCGCCAGCGTCTTGCCCATACGTGGGGATAGCACTAGCTCCAGCTGCAAAGTTACTTTTCCCCATCGCATCAAGACCGCGACCTTGATCTATGGTCCCTTGCTCAAGCGCCATGCCTGTCTGCTCTACACTTCGGCGTGCATCAGTGGCAGCACCAGCTTTAGCTTTTGCTTCCTCCATGCGAACACCTACATCAAGGGCTGCATTCCTTGTCTGAGAGGGGTCAACGCCATACGACTCTAACCGGCGAAGGGCACTCTGGCGTGCAGCTTCGGATTGTGCGGCAACTTCCGTCTGTGCGGCGGCGGCTTCGGAAGTCCGTCTTTCCGCTGTGTCAAAATTCTTAACCTTATCAAGATACTGTTCCTCAATGGGTTGGTAAAGTTCCTCGTACCTAGCTCGATCCTCACCAGCGCGGCGTATTGAGTCCTCCGAGTAACCCAGCATTGAGTCATCAATACCAGAAAGCCGGTCCCTGTTTTGCCGCCATTGTTCTTGGTCATATTGTTGACGCTCATCGGCCATCCCATACTGCGATTCAAGCTGGGCCTTCGAGATTTCACCAATCTCGTCAAAGCCTTTTAGTGCATCGCTAGTGCCCGAAGGTGTGGATTTCTTTCCCATTACGCTGCCTCTTTGTACAGTTTTCCCATGCGAAGCCACTTACATTCGGCCCGATACATGGTAAATATTATCAAATCCCCGTCATCAGCACCGCCTTTTATTCGACACTGCTCGGTAAACCCCGCCTGTAAATTCATTTTCACAGCTACAGGATTGCCTGTAGATACCCTTGATGTCACGATCTCACGACCATGTACAATAAAAGGGAAGTGGAAGCATTTGAACAGAAACTCCTTAGTCAGCCAGTAGCTGCCCGGGACCCCGGCGCTGTGCATTTCCACCATATTCTTGGACCATCCGTCATACCCAATGGCCCCAATTAAATCTTGTTTCTTTTCATCGAACTGCCCAATACAAATGAACTCTGCCGTAGGGATGTACCCTATTTGATCGCAGAGCCAGTGCTTGATAACACCTTGGGGTTCGACAATAAGCATTAGGGGATTCCCGCCATGCGTAACCGCCTTTCAAGATCAGCAACTCGCTGCTCTAGTGTTCTTCCTGAGACATCAACAACACCGATATTGATTAGGTCCTGTACGGTGCTATAACTATCCAGTATGTCTCCCTTCTCCCTACCCTGCACGCGTGATCGTTCACTTAACGCAAGCACTGAGGAATTGATAGACTCGACCGAAGACTCTGGCTGGGGTATCCCCGGCCACCTCCGCTTACCAAATATACCTCTTAGAATAGGTACACTAGACATCAGCTAATCCTTTGCCTGTTTCGGCAACTGTTATTGAATAAATTCTACGCCGACCCCTTACTTCAAAGGTCCAGATATCGTTCTTAAACCCAGCAGGTAGCTTAATCATTTTCTTATCTCTGACCTGTTGTGAATACACGATCCTATCATCGGCCCAGACTGTGAAAGTTACATCAGCATTTCTCTTGAATATCTGCGCGAGATCGATCAATGGTGACCCGCCTATAGCAAGCCTGTTCTGCGGCACCAAATCGAAAGGTGCTGGCAAATCCTGCACGTAGGAACTACCCATTGCACTTGACCCAATGGGGTTGAGTCTAGTCTTTATGCGCTCAGTATTATATTCGCGAGCCGCTATTGTCACGCCCTCAATATCTTTTATCACATCAGCTATGGAGCACATATCAATAACTGCGGCACCCAAGTTACAAGGCTTCTGAAAATAAAATTCTTTGGACTTCCATTGGTAGGCCACTCGGTCACGATTTGAATCATCCCAAAGATATATCGCCCCTGATCGAATGACATATACCTCACCAGTGCGTTCATCAGTCTGAATCATGTCCACGCGATTGAATGAATCAAACTCGATAAATGATTCCTGCTCGTCACCCGGGTTGATCGAAATGCCTTTGTTTTCCGTATAGAAGCCCAGCCATTGATCTTCATACTGCGCTGCTTTTAACGTGCCGGGGCTATAAAGATTTAGCCATTCGTCTTTCGTGATGATGTCCTGAGTCGCCGGTATAACACCTTTCTCGTTGAGCAGAGATAAACCATTTTGGCTGGCGTAAAGCACTCCATATGAAAGTGATACGATAGACAATGGTGATAGTCCCGGCTCAGCACTATTGTGCTTTGTGAGTGTCGTACTTTCCGGATTAGTGCCTGTTGCAAAATATGGATGACCCGCAGTTACAATACCCGCTGACTGACCAAACACACCAGCGCCGATAACATCATACTGAGTACTCAAATCGTAAGCTGCTGGCCACGCATGGGGGCGGTAAGTTTCACTGAAATGAATGTTTCTACCTTCCCACGCCAGAAAGAAACCATTGGGCATGACGACAGCGTTATCGAGGCCCAAAGGTGGTGGAGCCCAATCTGTGGACTCCAGTATGCTGCTACGGGCGATTTCATCTGAAGGTGCTGAGTCCACGTAAAAGGCACTATCTATCGGTATTTGCGCGACAAAAAAGAACTCTGCCGTTGTGAACCCTGCTACTGTCCGATAAATATTTTTGTATAGGATCGGTTGCTCATCCGGATTTGGCACTGAGGTGTCCATGTTAGCCAGAGTCCATGCACCATCTTCTTTGCCTATGGCAGAAACAGGTATTGAAGGCTGACCTTCTTCTTGGAATTCAGACACCAGCGTATAGACGTAGAACCGTTCCTCGTCCAGTGCCGTACCACCAGCAGCACTGAGCGTGCCGGGAAGCACTGGCGAAGGTACGCCAAGCCAGTAATAAGGCTCACCATTGCGTAGCCGCTCCAGCGTGTTGTATTGCGGCCTACCATCGCCAAACTTATAGTAACGATCATACACATCGTTCAGTAGTGGCCCCGGATACAGGTTGACCAAAGGGCTAGTAAAGCCTACCCAAAGCTCTTGCTGGGCAGACTGTGGGTCCGGTAAGCGGTAGGCTTTTTGGATGAATGGGTCGTTGAAGTTGTACAGCAATCCCCAATCACGCATACCTTCAATTGAGCCTGATGTGAGCCGAATGTTTCGTGCAATCTGACCTTGGGAGTTACCTATTAAGCGATCACTGCGCTTGGGTATTTGTCCCTTGAAATCTTCGATTCTAACGCGTGCGCCTGTCATTTCTTACCCACCAATCCTGATAGTAACCCAGCTATACCGTGTGGTGCTGTTCGGCCCGTAGCAGCATCGAGTTTCTGCCGCTGCTCGACTACAAGCTTACCAAAATAGGAATTGATCCAGCCCACAAAGGGAAGGACTATCGCTGCTACAAACGGCCAGCCTGTCTGAATCTTCTCCACCATATCAGCGTTCTCTGTGATGACAGCGTAAGCCCACGTGGCTACGATGATCAGGGATATGGCAGCGACGACTTGAAAGCCTTGGTAGGCAATCTTCGGGCGGGTTGACTGTGGGTTGACTGCGTCCTGAACCAGCATTGTTCGTAAGGTCTCACCACTCTGGTTTATCTGCGCCAGCTGCACATCGAATTTCTTCTCCATGACCGCTGCCCTCTGCTCGGGAGGCAGTGCGCTTATAGCGTCTTGGGCCTGTTGGCCTGTAGCGTCTGCTGGCAGCTGCTTATCTTCAGGCAACAAGGCGTTGATCCCTGCAAGGAGGATAGCGCCACCCGGGACCGAATTACTGATGACGTTCGCGCCAACAGTCTTGACGATGTCCCAAAGCGAACTCACTTTGACTTTCCCCGCGACTCGCCCCAGCTGTAATGGTTGCCATCCTTGTTGCGGAAGCGTCCACCCCAAGTGCCGCCAAGCTGCTCCCATTTTTCACCGATAGGTTGATGAGCTTTGGTGGTAGTCTGGTACTTGTCGTCGATGAATAGGTTCAAGTCAATCGCTAGTCTCTGGTAATGATAGCTACCGTCGATATGTCCAGTTTTTGCCCACGCGTCACCAAGGCTGAACTCGTAACCTTGCTTGTGAGCCCATACCAACAACTTCGTCAGGGCTGCTGTAAAATCTCTTTGCTTGCGACTTAGTTTCATTGATTACTAACCTCCAACCTTTTTAGTCGTTCTTCTAATACGGCCTTCCGTATTAACTCGTCGTTAGTCACCGAACCGTTGTCGATGTGCCTCTGAATCTGTGCTAGTTCATCCTCAATGTTAAACTGAAGCTCTACGTTTTGCGCGGCAATAGTGACATACCTATCATCAAGTAGACCATACACAGGGTTACCCGCCACAGATATATACCCGCCGCTCCCTAAAACTAATGCTAAAAGTGTTCCTATTGTCACCTTTTTACCAGTTATTTTTTCCAGCTCAACATCGGGCATTTCTTTCCTTTTTCATTGCACTTCTCCACAAGACTAGGCTACCTGAATAGCAACCAAAGTAGGTATGTTTCTGGGCCGAGCTTCTGAACCACCATCGTTATTTATACTCAAATTTGTCTTAGCACCCTGCGTATTCGTAACGCTTGAAACACTACGCTGGTCAGGTGACCCACCGTTATCAGTGTACCCGCCTATCCACTGAGCTGCTGTAAATGGGTGAGTGTGATCGGATTCAGTAGTGCCATGGCTGTGAGCTTTATTAATGCCATCTTGCCAATCGAGTGAATTATTACTTCTGTTCGGATCGCGGCTACCCGAACCGCCAGCACCATTATTTACGCCCCTCCGGAATTCCCCTCTGAGGTCCACCATTCTGAAATCGGTGATACCATCGCCAGATGAGTAATAACCTACACCATTGGCACCACCGTTAGCTGCTGCTAACCACGTAGCATCAGTTATTAGCCCAGCGTTTGCCTGTAGGTAATCCCAGAAAGTAGGGTAATCCGCTCTGAGCAAAGTTTGTCCTGCGGCTGCAACAAGACCAAGCCCCGCTGGTACTGATATTAAGCCGGGGAGTTCAACGACTGACCCCAATGCTGAACCACTAGCCTCAGCCTCCCAAGGTTGCCACAAGCCGCCTGTAAGGACACGAGTGAACTTGGACTTGGCATCGTCATTGGTCAAGGCTGTTAGCGTTTGCTTACCTCTCGTGGCAGCGCTCCACATGGTGGTCTCTAAGAACCCAATACCAGAAAACGTAGCTGGTGCTCCGACAATGGTTGCATCGTTCACAGTATACAAACTGTTCACCAGAATAAGGTCAATATCACCAATGTATTCATCATGCAGACCTTCAACAGAATAGCCCAACAACCGCTTTTCAAATGAGTCAGCTGTTGTTGTCCAGTCAGGAGCATTGAACGGGCCGGGACCATTTGCAACGAGACACTGATACAGTACATTATCAAATGGATTAACAACTACATCGTTGAGGAAGTACTCTGTCAGCGCGGAGAAATACCGAACACCAATAAGGTCTATCGGCTCCTGATTTGCATCGATGACACCTAGCTGCCCGTCTGCGAAGTTTGTATATAGCTCGCCGGGGCTCCTAACACCCGAAGTCGGTCGAGCTAAAGGTGCTGAACTCCGCAGAATTTTCTGTCGAACTGTCATGCTTGTTTCTCCGTGCGGTATCTACCGCTAATTAAGCTGGCCCTATCAGAGTGCCATTCCAGTATAACGCACCCCCAATGTTATATAGCTTGTCTGTTAAGCCACCTACCGGGTTACCAGTAGCACCGTTATTAGCTATAAGCACAGCACCCGTTCTGGTTCCGTAGTTGCAAGTACCGGGCCTCAACTCTATATCCCCACCATAGTAACCGCTTGGTGAGTCACCGGCAGTTAGGATTACCTTACCACCGTAGTACGCGCCATCACCGGCAGCTATGTTTATCTGGGGAGGGTTGTAGGTTGAGGTGGGGCCAGACAGTATGTTTATATCACCACCATAATAATTAGTCGTCTGGGAAATTATATTGATCGCCGCACCCGGGACCGAAATAATTTGCTGGCCATTGACATCCAATGGGCCACCAAGCTGTGGTGTCAAGTCCTCAACAACAGCGCTGATGCCACCACCACCACCACCACCATCTTCCCAACTCAAAATACCAGTACCATCGTTAGTGAGTACTTGTACTCCTGTTGAGTTCGTTGGGGGAAGCGTTAGGATGTAGGATTCACCACCGTCCATTTGCGCGGAAGCACGGATACCTACCTTTTCAGAACCATTTGCCCTAGCTTCAGTGAACTCAAAAATAGGGGCTGTGGGCATACCATTCGGTCCACGTAGCTCGACCGTGCCGGGGTTTGATCCATTAGTGGTGTCGTCACCGACCTGCAATAAAATATCACCACCAACTTGCGTACCATCACCAGCGTATATTCTTACATCACCACCGTCTTCAACAGCAGGATATCCAGCGTACTGACCCGGCCCAGCTTCAAGCCTTACATTTCCACCGTAGCTATTAGCGGGGTTACCTGTGCTGGCGTATGAGGCACCGCCACGAATGATTACTTGTCCACCAAAAGCATCGCCACCTTGGTAGTCAGTGTTACCGCCGCGAATGAGCATGTCTTGACCAGATGCACCAAAACTTGTCCCTACCGCTATCTCTAGTGTGCCAGCGTAGCCACCATTACCACCGCCTAACGCGTCACTGTCACCACTTTTGATGAGTATTTCGCCGCCACTAGCGCCACCATCACCAGCGAGAATCGATATGCCACCGCGATCACCTTGACCAGAAGCACCGCCAGCTTTAATGGCTACAGAACCACCATCCCAATTAGTCGTATTTACATTGCTTGGGCGCGGCTCTAAAGCGAAGAACTGACCACTGCCAGTCGTACTGGCTTGAAACAAATTAGTTCGTGGTTCAGTCACCACAAAAGTGCCACCAGAAGTAGTAACAGTAAACTCTGTTACTGAACCGCCTGATACGGCATCGACCGTTACTGTAGACCCATCTGTGAGGGTGATTACATCACCAACAACGTATGAGGAACCATCATTAAAATTAAAAACGTAATCTGTTTCGTCTTGTCCTGCTATCAAGGAATTGGTGTTACCTTGAGCATCGCCAACGACAATATTTATGCCGCCTGTTGACCCCGCAGGGCTATCAGCGAAAGTGACTAAGTTGATGTCATTACCAATACCGGGCACTGCTGATATAAGCTGCCCATTAACATCCAATGCACCGCCAAGCTGTGGTGTTAAGTCGTCAACAACAGCGGCTAAACCGCCACCACCACCGCCGCCAAAATAAGGCAGTAGGGACCACAAGCTAACACCATCACCGATTTTCTCTTTACCAGTGTCGCGCTCCCAACCTTTTTCACCATCCGCTAGTATCGGGTTCGCTAACGTCCAGTTTGCGGCTGTGTCTCGTCTTGTCTGTATGATGTCAGCCATTAAGCTGATCCTCCGTCCTGATTCATCGTTAAGCCGGTATATGCGCCAATGTACCTGTAGCATCTAACCAAATACCGCCATCAGTATCATCTAACGCCCAAACTGGTGCAGTAGTTGTCGTGTTCCACACCATCAACCCAGCTACCTTATTCGCATTAGTATTAACTGCATTGGTGATATCAGTTAGCTCAGCTGTGGTAGCCGTTAATGGTGCGCTAGCAGTGATGGCTGAGGTGTACAAGAATGTTGTCGATATCTTATTTCCGTTGCCTATTGGGTCGCCACCATTCAACAATGTTGCTGGGACTCGGAACCATGAACCCTCGTCAGTTACCGCGCCTGATACTTCCCAGACAGCAAAATCTGCGGCATCAGTGGGGTCCTGAATATAAATTTGGTTGCCAGAAGCTAGTCCGTTCAGAAAATTTAGCGCATCGAACCCATCATCAGTAGTCTGTGAAATAAACAGCTCAGTGACTGATGCTAAGACCGCATTATTAAACCGTATCTTACCCGCGCCGGGGGCGATTGCTGTGCTGGTCTCAAACTTATATTGACCAGTAATTGACCCGCCACTTTGCCCATTGAGTGCGACTCCGTCCCAATACAGATTGCCACCAGCGTTATACATTTTGTTAGTAGTGACAAGTGGGGCTTCAACTTGGTCAGGTATCAGAATACCGCCTTTTGATGATCCCGGCTGTGCACCACCGGGCTCTAACAAAATGTCACCACCATCACCAGAAACTGAGCCACCGTCACCAGCTCTGAAAGATATCCTGCCACCCACCCCTATTGTTCCAAGTGGGCTACCGCCATACAAAGCAATATTACCACCGTTAAACGCTCCAGTAGTATTACCACCGACGAGGTTGACACCACCGCCACTGTAAACTGAATCGCCGCCCATGATATCAACACGACCACCATAAGCGCCGGGAGTTGATGAAGCGCCAGCATTGATACTTACGGTTTGTCCTACGGGACCATCAGCACCAGTAATAGCGTAACCACCAGTTACCAAATTTTCAGTCATTGGGTTGTTTACGCCACCGCCACCGCCACCGGGAACAGCCCAGACCAGATTTCTTGATCCACCAGAGAAAGTATCCGTGGTCAAGACTTCGCCGGGGCCGGTAGGTGCATCCGCTGGGAGTGTAATCAGATACTCCGTATTCACAGCGTCTGGAGCTCTTATACCAACGAAATTATCTTTAATTCGTTCGCTATTGAGGCCCAATGTAGTGTTGCTTTGCAGCCCCTCAAATGCCAGAACTGTGGTCATTTCCTGACCGCCGTAAGTGCCAAGCCCTCCAACATAAACATTGGATCGTATGACTACCATACCGTCAGGATTTTGGTCACCGTAGGCACCGCCCGGCTCAAGCCAAACGTCACCGGGAAAATCAAATGCTTCGCCACCTTTGAGATGAACTCGCCCACCATTAGACCTACCAGATGCGGAATAGGAGTCGCCACCGCGTAGAATAATACGTCCACCCCAAGCCTCCGCTGCTTCGGGTACATTACCGCCAGTTAAAACAACCTCGCCACCGTATCCAGTTACGGTCGAACCGACTGAATCAGGCATAGCACCACCAGTCAGCCTAATACCACCAGCTCTACCTGCTTCCCCGGCACTAGCTAAATGATCACCACCTACTAGGTTAATCCCACTAGCTTGTGTCTCGTCATTGTTATAATTTGTGGAGCCAGCGAGGATATTGATGTCGTTGGTGTTTTCGCTATCACTTACAGAAAATATCGCAGACCCATTGATGTCAAGATTGCCACCCAGCTGTGGTGTTAAGTCGTCAACAACAGCGTCGATGCCGCCAGCACCGCTGGAAAAATAGGGCAGTAATGTCCACAAGCTGAGACCATCACCTATTTTCTGTAATCCAGTATCTTTTTCATACCCTTGCTCACCATCTGCGAGTATCGGGTTGACCGATGTCCAGTTTGCGGCTGTGTCTCGTCTAAGTTGTATAATGGAAGGCATTACGCTGATCCTCCGTCAATCTGCTGAGGGTCAAGGTAAACACTTGAAGCGCTACCACCGTCAATATTTGAGCCTTGCCGAAATTCATCCAAAGCGCCTTTGTTAATTCGGTTTTCTACCCGGGAACCAGCATCAAAAGCTTTCGGCGTAGAACCATCCTGCCCACGCACTACGGTTAAGGTGTTACCAGCAGCGCCCGTTACCTTGACCACTTCAAATTTTGTTACATCCAAATCTTCAACAACCAGAAAGTAAAATTCGTCTGGTGAATTTATCGTTGGGAATGTCGATGCGTCGAGAACCACAATACCCAGAGCTCCTGCTGTTAGCGGCAGCGCTAGAAAACTTTGCCCTTGGTTAGCGAACTGAATTGGATGGCCCATTAGTAAGTCCCTGCGTCTACAAATTCACTGAAAAATCCCGCCGTGGCCCTGAGTTCAATTCTTGAACCCTTTTCATAAGCCTGTGCAATCGTGCCTTCTTCCCCACGCGTACAGGTTAGAATATCCCCGATACGCTCTACCATGTGCACGATCTCCTTTATTCCGGAAATATCTTCAATCACTAATATACAGTACTCAGCACCAACTATGGGTGTAGGGAAAAACTGGCCTTCCCCAACATCCAACTCGATACTAGTGTCACTACCCAAGATATCAAATAGCAAGGTCCCAGAAGCAAAATTGTTGAATAGAACTTCCATTATATTTCCTCGCAGATAAAAATGATTTCATCTTGCCATGTTTGGCCTTCAGTTGTTGTCACCGTGATATCAGCTTGGTAGTCATTAGCATCGAGACCACCTTGGGTCGTCAATACAATTTTCTTCGCATCGATAGTCAGTTCACCTGTCACGTCAAAAGCAGGTACTGTCACGACATCAATAGCAATGCTGGAAATTGCTAATAACATATTTGGGTCTGGCAACCGTAACGAATAATCAACAGTAAACTTCCGCACTTCGGCTGGTTGGACTCTGAATCTATCTAGCAGCATTGTCGCGGCTCCTTGCTACATTTTTGGAATCCGGGAAGTACGACAGTTGAGCAGTCGTAAAACCCGGGAACGCAAGTATAATTGTCGTGCGCTGGAACGAGGATGCACTCCCCGATTTCAGTGGCTCCAGTCGGAGCCAAATCACATTCACCTGCTGCAATTGGCGAGCACCCTGCAATTGGTTTCGACGCAATACTCATGGTTTATATGAACCCCTCACCAACACGCTGCCGTGCAAAATCAGGAAATGACCATGCAGCTTGTGGAGAAAACTTAGCAGAGGTTATTGCTCTACACCGCTTAATATGATTGCGGAAGGATCGCCCATGTATGATTGCTTGCTGCTGGTTGGTCCATGGCTTGGATATCATCGACATACACCGTGCACAGGTCCCATCGATAACAGCGTCCCGCCAGTGCGTTCTAAAGAGGTCAGGGAGCTTACAGGTTGATTCAGTAGGGATAACCGATAGATCAAATAAATACCGCTTAGACCAATCCCTGTTCGGGGTAGGCGATAACTCGACCGTTCCCGGCCCCACCATAAGGAAGGCACGCGGCTCTATAGCAAACTGGTCATATAGAGGATACTCAGGCGCTGGGTATAATATTTTTCGGACATTTGAGTTGCCCTGAAAAGTACAGCGGTGAACATACCCAACGCGAGCACCTTGAAACAAGGGGTCTAAATAAATGGTCGGGTTGTTCGCCTTGCTGCTCATAGGTCCAAACAGCTCTGTCCATGCACGGCCATCCTCGCAAAGCTGGCGCACTGCTGCAAATATTTCCTGCATAGCCAGTTCATCAGTTATGCCGGGGAGGCGGGTCATAATCTCAGGGAGGAAGTCTTCTAGCTTGGTGCTCATTAGCCGATACTCCCGGGTTGTGTGTTGTTGTTACCAAACGCCCTCAGCAGCAAAGCCGCACGTGAGTCAACTGTGTACTCATCGTCTTTGAGCTCAGCATAACCAGACACAAAATAAATCAGGCTTTGGTAAAACGTGGGGTTTATCGGGATGACCATTGCTAGGTCTAGCGGGGTATCCGCGTATTGGGGAAGTTCTACACCAACACCTAAGTAAGAAAGCCACGCGTCTGGGCGTAGCCTTTTCAATTCATAAAGACCGCTATTGAGCGCGGTCAGCAATTCATGGTCAGAGTTCCGGTAAGGGACTACCGTATCTTGCAGAATATACCGAGCATCACTCAGTATTTTTTCAACCGTCTTCGCCATCCGTTTCAATCCCCGCAAGCAGCTCGTCGAGTTCTTCAGCAGAATCTGCGACCAGTGGTGTCGTTGGGGCTTTGGCAGCTTTTTTCTTCACAGCTTTTTTAGCTGGAGCGGCAGGGGTACTGTCAGGCTTGGATTCTGGCTTATCCAAATCCAGCATGACTTCTTCAACCTTCGGGTTTTTTGCCATAGCAGCGTTCCACCCAAAAATTGCACCTGTCGTCTTATGCCGTAGCACTTTTCGTTTAGCCATTATCTCTCTCGTAAAAAAAGAGGTGGGACCATAATAGCCCCACCCCTAGATTACTTCAACTACTTAGCCTTTGGTAGCGACAAGAGCGACGATGGCAGTACCATCAGTGACCTTGTAACCATATACCTGCAGACCACGCATGATAGTACCAAACGTGCGTTCTGCACGAATAGTTTCCATCTTGGTCAGCTGGCTGGCAAACGTCAGACCATGACTGTGACCGGCGAAAATCGTGGTTTCGACACCAGATACCGGCAACAGGTTAGACGCATAAAGCGTGAAGCGGTCAATCATGCCAAGACGACCGTTGCGAAGCATGGTCATACCGTCACCAGTAAGAGATGCGTCACGCAGTTCACTTGACTTGATCATCGTAGCGGCCCATGCCGGGAGAATCAACCAACGTCCCTGTTCGGGGATGTTAGCCTCATCGAGGACTTGGCCCATGCGAAGTAAGACATCAACAATGTCAAAAGTCGCAAGATTGTCGCCACCTTTCGGAACAACGACAACCGGCGCACCGGCAATGCCGAGTACGAGGTTGGCAGAAATCCGACCAGCAGTCAGACCTTGGTTACCGGAGTTACCAGCGGTGCCATTCGGGTAGTTGATGATAACGTCAGCTGCGATGTTGCCCAGCACGTCAGTATCAATTGCGATCTTCATCTGCTCGGAAGCATCGTCAGACCACATACCCAGAAGATTCAGGTCAGCCTGAGTCTCCATAACGTCATCGACGATAGCGGCAAAGTACTTACCTTTGTCGATCAGCAGGTCAACGAGGTTTGAGCTGGGGCGCTCAACGTCGATGTCTTGATCGGCTTCATAATCGTTAATGGTCAGAGTTGGCTTGGTGCGGATATGGACGGTATCGCCCTGATTCGCAATCTCACCAGCGTAATCGGTATTCGCGATAGCAGCGAGGACCGTGGCATCGTAGAACTTCTCGATGAGCTTTCCAGACCATAGGGCCGGGATAAAAATTCCCGAATACGCGGGGGCGGCTACTTGGCCAGTTCCACCGGGATAAGGGGTTGCGCTTACTGGATACATAACAATATCTCCTAGTTAATTTTACTGCCCGACCAAGATTCTGCCTTGGTTCATGGCATTCTGGATTTCACGTTCAGTCGCATCGTATTCCTCTTTGCGACCTTTGAAGCTACCCTTTCGGGCATCCTCGTAGAAAGAACCAATTTCTGATTCTCTCCATAAACGACCAGTCTCGTTGATATTGTCAGCCCCACCACCAGAACCTGATCCCGGTGATGCTAGCGAAGCCAAGTCCACCATAGGGGTAGGTTTTGGAACCTCCACCTGAGGTGTGTCTGTCTCTGCTGCGGGTTGTAAAGCTGCGTTCTCACTCAAAAAGCCTTTAAAAAATTGAACGACCCTTGCGGTGTCATTCGCCCCAAATGCTCTTGTTAGCATCTGGCCTCGCGGTAATCCCGCGTACACGTCTTCTTGGTCAAGCCACAAAAGAAAGTCAGGATGAGTGTTAACCTGCTTCCAGTTCGGGACTTTATCAGCTAGACCTGCATATAATTTCTCCTTATCCGTTTTCGCTTGAGTCTGACCGACATGGCCTACTGTGGCCTTCAGGTCAGCGTTCTCATTGCGTAAGGCGGTTAATTCACCCTGTACCGCTTCAACTGCGGCACGCTTCATAACGTCGATTAATTCTGGACCATAGTCCTTAATCTCGTCTTCTGTCAAGGTGCTTGCTGCTGCGGCCTCAACAGTAGATTCGGGCGCGGCGTTTTCTCGCGCTGTCTGCAAACCTGCGAGTAAACCTTCTAGCTGGCCTACTCGTCCTGAGAGGTCAACAACATTCTGCTTCTCTCGGTTATACATCCCTTGCAGGGTTTTGTACTTATGCTCCCAATTGTCAGCCTCGGGTATTTCCGTCGGCTCAACTGGTTCTGCGGGGTCAGCAACAAGCACCTCATCAGTTTCGGGCTGGTCAGCCTCGAAGGACAAATTCTTGTCCGGTGCTGTGGCAGGTTCATCGACTGGTGCTGTCTCGTCACCAACAACTTGCAGTTCTGGTGTTTCTTGACCTGCTTCGATTTCTGCCGCTATGCGGTCAGCTTCGTCGATTTGATCCTGAACCTGCTTTGGTAATGCCTTACCCATGTTTCTGTCCTGACGCGCCTTTCACTATATCACCAGCTTTACCGAGTCCGCGTAATACTTCGGTAGCGCCGCGTGCGATGCCTCTATTTATATCGGACGCTTCTTTTGGTCCGTACAAAGTAAATTCAATCGCTTCTGCGCGGTAGATATTGATGGCTTCGAGGATATCAAGAAAATCCTGATTCCCCCGAAGGCGCAACGCTGCCTCCGCTTGCTTGACCGTAAGCTTCAAAGCTTATGGCCGACGACTACGATATCTTGTAATCGGATAACTTAAATCCATCGAGTCTGGTTGGCGTGATCTAGCCGAAGTATTACCCTTTGAGTAATCATTCATGCGGGTTCTATCCGCATCGCCAATCAGATTTTGGTTGTCGTAAAACCCCGTGTCTCGTTGGTCTGACAACTTCATGCCATTAATGACTTTAGCACCCGGGGCTTTGCCTGTTTTACCTGCTTTTTCAAACTGATACATGCCAGTCTCCTTAGCGAGGAAGGCCCTGAAGCGCGGGGAACATACCACTGTAGCCCTTATGCTTGGGGTAGGTTTTCGCAGCCGGGGAACCACCACCACAAGTCTGTAAGTTGCAGACTACCTTGTTGTGGTCGTCTTCCTTGGTGGGCTTCTTGTCAGGGTAGGAATCCCCGAAGCCATCTTTCCAGCCAGACTTTTTACCGGCTTTACCGGCGCTGGGCTTTTTCGGGTAAGTTTCGTATGCCATGGTCGTGGCCCTCTTAGCGGCTTTCGCCAGCAGACTGCGAGCGACCCAGAAAAGGACGGGCACCCTTCTTGTTCATGTTGGCACCAGACCCATAAGCGTTCGACACGCCCTGCGTCATATAGTTACCGTTGGTGTTCGAACCAGCGCGGGGGTTGAACGGGCCAGCACCGAGATCAGCAGACGGGCCAGACACAGAAACTTTCCGCGTGGTCTCGCCTTTCGACAGATTGAGAGGCGTGCCAGTAATACTGACGATGGCAGGATTGATGCGGTTAGCTTCTTTCATTTTGGATTTCTCCGTTGATTAGGTTTGTGCCTATTAGGCGATAGTACCCAGCAACGCAAACAAATGCAAACTGTTGCTGAGTACGTGACATCACTAGGTTTTTCGCTCGAACCACATATTCGTAGTAATGACATTCAAGGTGCCCATTTCCCCGTTATCTTCACGCGCCATCTGCCACACAAAATTGAATGGGCCAGTCACCGCGTGTACATACGGGAAATTATACGCAAGGGTTATAGCATCATCCCTATCCTTGGGTTCCCGAGAGAAGTCCAGCCATGTGGCACCACCGTCATCGCTGAACCTTCCTAGCGCCGATTCTTTATCCTCGTTCAGATTGAACAAAGCACTGATCGATACTATGTACGTCCCAGCTGGAGAGACATCCTGCATTCGCATTTCAACTTGGTCAGGGGCCGGTGCTCCTACAACAGCAGGATAAGTAGTGGCAACATCAACCCACCCGGGATTAGTAATATTGGTTTTCTTGAGGAAATTGAACAGCATTACACTTGCTATGTTCGACTCACTCAGAGCCTGACTGTTATCAAACTTGATGTTAGGAATAACACCAAGACCTAAAAGCGAAACCAGAGTGCTTTCATCAACAACAGGATGAACACCTTGGCGAAACGCTGGTATCGAACCATCATCCATAAGTACTGGTAACGTACCTTCGTCAACAACTTTGTTGGGGCCTACATTTATTAGCGCTATGTCTCCACTCGCTAAGATTACCGCTAATTCAGTCATTACTATTTTCCTCTATGTGTGATCGTAGGTGACGACGACACCACCAAAGGTGACGGTGATACCTAAATGAGTAACCGGGGTTGGGCGGTTATACGGCTTACCATCCCAACCTGACGAGTCAACACCATTGCGTGCGCGTTGGCGTTCTTGTGATCTGCGAGCCATTAGTTCGCTTCTTTCTTTGGCTTTTTGGCTGGAACGCCATCGACAGCATCCTGCACTTGTTTGTCAATTTGCTTACCGCGAAGGCCAGCACCGATACCAACATAATCCTTGATCGCGTCCACGCCTTGGTCCCAATAGCTTTTGTCTTCTTTGACCTCGCCGCCCTCGGACATTTTCAGCTTGCGGCCTTTGCCTTTATTAGGGTAAGGCATTTTTTTGACTGATGGCTTGCCCTTTTTCTTGGGACCGCCAACACGTTTGTTTCCGGTATACGGATTAAAGTTGGTCATACTGCTTGCCCTCCCGGGCCTCGTTGTGCACCTTTCATGCCTTCGTCAACCGCGCCAGCTTCACCGGACCCGGGCTTTTCTTCTTGAGTCCCGGGCGGTGGCTGCTGAGCGGCCATACCGGCCATAGCATCTGCGTCTGGTACAATGTTAGCGTAATCCAATCCAATCCTATCAGCAGTCTCACGCAGCAGCTCTGCACGACCTTCCATACCCACAATCTGAGAGTCCATGGGATTTGCCGTAAGTTGAAGAAATTCAAGTATCCGGGCTCGTTCAGTCTCACGTTTATTCGCGAATGTAACACCACGGACTCTAATATTTTCATCACCCTGCAGTCTGCCTGAATCATCTGTCAGTAACACCGTATCATAAAGTCGTTGTAGCAATGGGGTAAATATATCAGCATCGATATTCGCTGCAACCGACTGCATGACTTTACCTGCGTTTTCCATCAGCATACTTAATCCTGACGCTGTACGACCAGCAGGACCTTGCCCTCCTGCTGAGCCGGTCATATAACGAGGTATTGCTGATATCTCGTCAGCAAGAATACTCATTTGCCCGTAGACATTAAGCAGTTCAGCTGAACGTGAATCAGGTTGGAAAAAAGTAATTGCTGGCTCTGATGAACCCATAGGATCGGTCAGTGTGTGCCAACGCTTCCACGGGTATAGATCATCCGTGTTTGTGTTTGGTGACACGCGGTCGTCGTTAATCACGACCTGCGGTCCTGACGCGATACTCAAGTTATTCACCAGAGCCCGCAATGAAGCATTCGCGACATCCTGTACGTCCGACATAATTTCGGGCACACCGTTACCAACTATAGCACCGGGGATTTTCTCGAATGATGACTTGTAGTAGGGATGGCGTTTGCGCGGGTTAGGGTCGATCTGAACCTTGATGATGTGATAACCGACCAGCCATGCTGTGCAGAAATAGTCTTTGTCCGGGTCAGGGATTTCTTCTTTGTTGTATCCATAGTCCAGCAGCATCTTGCCTTGAATATTTCCGTGCCACTCCAGAGTGTCTATTTCGTCTGAATGATTGATGTGTGGATCTTGACGCAATTCCAAATGGGCTTTTTCGGTATCGGTATAGTCGAGCCAATCAGAAAGGCCACCTTGCCCGTATTCATCCAATGCCATTCGGATGGCATCGTCGTCATATCCCGGGACACCCAAGAGATTATTAAGGTCTGAACGCTGGAGTCTAAGGTGCTCAATAATTGGGGAATTCTCGAAGTAATCAACTTGGCTGCTCCAGTAAATGTCGAATGGGGATGGAGCGGTCCAGTACATTTTTGGAATGTCTTTTACAACTGCTGCGCCGTTTTCCCATCTGACATCGGTAGCCATACGCACAACTGGTCCCTTCATAAATGCAAACGGGAATATCGCTATGTTGTGTAGGAACTCGGTCAGCTTGTCGTAGAAGTGACCTTCCACCAGCATGTCGTCAAGATATCGCGTAGCTTGATCAGCGTCTTTCTTCGCTTCCTTCAGTGCCGCTTTTCGCGCACTGCCTGTGAGTTGCTTTATTCGATCAGTAACCGTGTTGTGATCGACTGGTTCACCAGCATCTTGAAGTTTTTGAACCTCTGATGTTACGAGCTCCAGAACAGACTTGGTAACGTCTTCTGGTAGTACGGGGTCAGGAGTAGGTTCGATGAACCATGGCCGGTCACCGGCAAGATAAATATCTCGAAGCATCGAAGTAGCGCCACGGCACTTTACTTGGGTGAGCTTGGCATAAACCTCACTGCCCCCGAACTGCGTGATAGATGCTTTCTTTTGCGGGGTGTACTCACCTCGGTATGCCCTAAGAGATTCCACAAGTCGATCTGATATACCACGTGTCTCGCGGTCAGACCTGAACTGGTAAAACATGGTCCTAATATGTCCTGCAATGCCTTGCTTCTTGTATTCATCAGCTTGCTGCGCTTCCGCGCGTATCGCTTCCTGCTCGGCCATTTCAGCGTTTTGCATCTCACCATTGGAGATGACACGCAACATACCGTGCGTCCCTGCGGTATCTTTTACCGGAGAGGGTATGCCGACAGTGTTACGATCTTGAGGGGGCCGCGCTGGATTACCGCCGCCTAGCGACAGATTTCGGACATCCGCTTGTGTTGTGATGCCTGAAGGCATAGACAAATCCTAAGGTAGGTTTGCTAAAGAATAAGTTGATGCTGAGTGCTTGTCAACACTAAGTCCATGCCGCTGTGGGTGGTGGTGGTGCTACGGTGATCACAGGAGTCATCGCTCGCGCCAGCACATTCGACGCTGCTGATAAACAAAGGTATTGCAGCCCATCTGCCAAATCGGACTCTGGGTGACCTTTGTCAGGCTTTTCAGCAAGCACGCCCTTCTTGTCGCGAGGGTAGCGATAGTCTCTTTGTAGTGCCAAGAGTAGATCATTGTTTAACCGCCTATCAATTAACAGACCACCTCCCCCATCGATCTGCAGCCCCAAGTATCGCTCAACTGCTCTGAGCCTTGGAGTAATATCGTTGGTAGGGGCCAATATAACAGAAAAGCCTAATCGTTCAACGGCCATCTTCACAGATTCCTCACCTATCTGTGATCGCTGCCTCCCTGCTGGGTCCATAGAGATAAAGAACTTTCCTCCTTGGAAATTCTCCAACAGAAACGGACGGGCCGTGGTCGCGATAAATTTTTCGATGCCCATGTTTTCTGCCCATACTGAACCCAGAACAAGGAGCCGCCCACGCGCGTCAATCTGCCCCGCAACGAGCGCAGGGTTCCTGCCTGTATCGCACCCCAAGACGATTGGCCTCCCGTAATCTGCAAACAGGCGTTCACGAATATGGAACTCGGGGTTGAACGACTTTGCAAAGACCGCTTGGCCTGATAGTGACGGGGTAATTTTATTGTGGATGTATTGTTCACACCAAGCCGGTGAGTTCGCTTCCAGCAAGTCCTCATAGTACCTCGGTGGTAGGTTTTCTCTATTCTCCGCGCCTTCTTCAAACGCCCCCGGCTGTACGAAATAATCCACATTGTTCGGTCTCTCCACTTCCAAAAAGTCATAGTAATCGCTATCCTCGGAAAATGAGTTCGTTTCCCCGAAAAGGCCATACCAATAATCTTTCACGTTCGCACGCGAAGGATAGCGACCACATCGCGAAAAAACGGCCTGTAATATCTCTAAAGGGATTTCGCGGAACTCCGATACCCAAGCAAACGTCAGCTCGAGAGACAATAATCTTTGTTGGTTTTCCGGTGTGTCCAGAGGTAGCATTAAAACTTCGCACGATACTGGAATGCCATCAGCAGGAGTGAAAGCAATAAACAATGTCGCTTCCGAAACTTTCCACACTGAAATTGGCCGTATCCATTCCTGCATGGTTACCAGACAAGTTGACTTCAGTTGTTGTAAAGTATTCCGCACTACGACACAGCGTGATCGCCTCACCCCATCCTGACTTGGGGGAGTCTCGGATGCTCTACGCACCACTTCGATGGCACCGAGTGCCACGGACTTCCCTGACCCTACTGGACCTCGAACCAGACGAAACGGCGCGTCAGACGCGTGGAACTCCGCGAGTGTCGGAGTAGCGTTGTAGACCCGGGCTATGTCTTGAGACACTAGAGCTGCACTCTCAGTGGTCCAGTAGCTACTTCTTTTGGTCTCCAGAACTCAGCATTATCAAATTTGCGGTACACGTGCTCTCCGATTAATGTAGACCCATATTGTGGTGGAGCCTCTACCTTACTACGGATAACATGTAGCCCCGGTATGCCATGCAAGTCATCATTCTCATGGGTTACCTGCTCAACACGATTAAAATTATGGGTGTAATACTTCAATCCTAAAAAGCTGTACATAGCTTGCAAAGTTTGTTTCGGGTTAGACACCAAAGATTCAAACTCAATGAAGTGTAGTCGGTCTGCATACCCACGAGAAATGGCATCACGAATCACATTAAATGCCGACCCTACTGGCTGGTCATTTCGCATCCATATATCCGCTCGCCCCTCTACCGTTTGCCACTCGTTAAAGTGATTTTTTTCTTGGGGGAATTGCCAGTCGTGAGCATTCCTCCTATAGAGTCCTTCAAACGAAGATAGGATGTCAGTGATCTTCCTAACTGGCACAATTATTTTAGCTGGCTGGTCAAGGATCACATCCGCTAATGCAATGTGGGCTGGCCATCCTCGAGACTTATCAAACACAATTGGCCTATCAATGACACTCACATAATTATGCAGCATACCATTAAGCACCGCAGCCTTACCTGCTTTATTGGGTGATGCTTTGAAAGTAACTAAATTTTCCCACTGGTTGCGTATTGCTAAAATAACATCAAGAATCCCTGAGGTAGAAGTAGCATGAAAATCTGGATTTTGATTAAGTATGTTGCAGAGAAGTGTGGAGCCAGAGCGGGGTAGCCCCGCGATAAAATGTATTTGTTTCGTCATTAACGTATCCGTAGTAATTCGTCTAGTTCGTCGATCTTGGTTGCCTGAGTAAAGTACGTGCCTAAACGCACATTGACAAAACATTCACGCTTGATGTTCGCAAATGAAGCTGGGTCCCGCATGGTTTCAGGACCGCGAATTGGTAGTGAAAACCGAACGCCATCTTCCCATACCGCCCCACCAATTTTTTCGTAACAACGAGGCCAATCATAACGACTCAGTGTGCGACCATCCGCAGGGAGTAGGATAGGTTCTAGTCCTTGGTATTCGGGTTTCTCAGTGGTCATATTTTATATGCTTGAGTACCGCGTCATCGATGGCCAGCTGTCCTGCGAGCTCAGCCGCGCTGATGTTCTCACCCTCGTGTTCGTGCGCCGGTAGCCTATGCTCGTGAGTTACAGGGTCATGCTCGTGCGCGACTAATACAGGAACTGGTGCTACGTGCTTGTGACTAAGGTCCTGTGCGGGATGCTCGTGATCATGCTCGTGCTCCGCTAAATCGTGGGTGTGTCCTTCCCATGTTATCTTATGGGTATGGGATTTGATTTCATCCTGAAGCATAAACACATCGGCTTGCAGCGCGAGCAGTTCATCAATATAGGGTTCAGCGCTGGGGTTCAGTGGCACCTTTTCATTAAGTAAGCCCATAGCGACAGCTGCCTCTCGAATGGGTTTGGTGTCAGTAGCTTCACCGACCACCACTGCTGTACCAGTTGCGAAGACCAGTGACCAGATCAGCATGGCAACTTTCTTAGTAGCCACGACAATCTCAATCCACTGTTTGATTTTATCCCACCGGCTTAACACCACTTCCTCAGTGATTTCCTCGTCGTACTCAGTTTGATTACTCATATCAAAATTTCCAGATCGCTGCACCGACTATAGGCCGGTGACCATTAAGTTCATCGACAGTTGTCTTGATCGAGAACAGTACATCACCCATTCGCTCCGAATCCCAGACTCTGGCGATACCAATAGCCAAACTGTCTTCGCCATCGTAGTACCCAACCGCAAGACCAACTTGGGTCTTGGTAGTCGTACTATCAAAATCCAAACCTGCCATCGCAGTTGCCCCCGCGAATAGCTCAGAAATTTCATCATCTGAAAGCGTGTCCGAGTTCAGGTAATCCTTACCATCAATACCATCAACTCCCGCGACACCGGGATCACCCTTAGGGCCAGCCACTGAACGTCCGTCAGCACCCACAGAGCCAGTCATCCCCTTCATTCCGGTATCACCTTTGTCACCTTTCGGTCCTTGTTCCCCTTGGATACCCTGCTCACCTTGTGGTCCTTGGGGGCCGGGGATTGGCTCAACACATGGGTTGTTGCCATGCCCACAATCGGCTTCTGAAGTAAACGGAAGCAATAGTAAAAACAATAGTAAATATCTCATTTCGTACACCACACTAAAAATCCAGTGCCGTACAGGATACCACTGATTCAAAATTGCACCAGTTTCATTCGAGTATGGATTTCAGCAATCTCAGCCATGTCCTTTCTAGTAAAATACTCATCAGGTTTGTCACGACGAAACTCAGGAATGCTATTTAGCTTACGCGCAGCTTGCACCTCCAGAGACTTATATTTCTCGTTCGCCTCCACACCTCTATACTCAGGACTTAGCATGAATGTGCACCACCGATAGTCCGTAAGAAATCGCATCCATTATGTGATCATCAATTTTGTCAGCAACGGCTTTCGCTTGCGCGTCACTATGATACTCCTGAATGTTCTTTTTTATCCCGGCGTACTGTGGCCAGTCTGGTCCCACTGATTCAGGCTTGACGAAATCTCCCATGATTCCATCCTTCGCGAAATCTTCGAGTACCAGCTTCGACCAGATTTCAGGGAAGAAACTTTTCCTCGCCATCTGCTTGCTCACCGCTTGTCCTCCACTTTCAATCCTGCCACGACAATAGCTCGGTTGGTTAAGCCCACCAGTTGCAATCTGTCCCTAATATGGTCACCGCGCATCACCATGCCCTTGGCCTCAACCGGGATCAGAGCCAGCACCTTTCGGTCAGCATTTGTTTTGACAGACCCTTCGACATCCCACTGTGCAGCTGCTTCCGCGACCAATGGGTACTTCGAGGTTACCCCACCAAAAGCCAGAGTTCGACAATCGTACCGGCGACATATTGCCGGGCGGTCGTCGTACACAACACACTTGCCATCAATCAGGTGGGCACATACTCCATCTTGGGTTTTGGGGAGTACACCATTCACAAATAAATACTCACGCCCTTCGTCCGCGTGCGGAGTAAAACTAATGTCGAATCCACTGCTGCAACACGCGATACAATCGCCGCATGGTGGGTTGGCCTCATATTCTAAGCCAGCCATCATGTCCTCGTAGTATCGCTTCAGCCTACGCGCATAGGTGGTCGGTGATGACCCCATGTTCTTCATAGGAATGGGACCCCATAAACTTTAGGCACATACTCGTACTCTGCTGCGAGCCACATCAGTATGCCTATAACAACAAGTCCTATAATCCATTTATACATCGTTGCTCTCCGCATCATCTAATTCGGATTTAAGCTGATGATATTTTGTTAGTTCAGTTCTCAACCGTTCTACCTCGGCCTGTAGCTCCCTGTTTTTCTTCTGCGCTCCGCACTCAGTCCAACTGCATTCGTATCGCTTCAACCGCTCCACCTCAGCTCGCGCCTCATCACGCTGGACTTTGTATACGTGGTCTTTACCGTAGCTCATCGTCGCTCCCCGTTGTTGGTGGATCAAGTGCTCGCATAGCTGCATTAACATAACCGTCTTGCAGCAACATATTGGCACGGTTAATCATTTGCTCCAACCGAGCCACCCCGGCCCTCAAATCCTTAATGGTTTGCTTTGCTAGTTTCCGTTCCGCAGCAAGGTGTCCGCGAAGTCGTTTATCATCGGCCTTTAATTCTTCAACCTCGGCTTGCAGTGCATCCACTTTTGCTTGGTATTCTCCAAGAGTGGTTGTCATTACATCACTCATGGTTGCTCTCCGCATTGATTATAAGTTTCAAAATACTCAGGGTTCAGTTTACGAACACCTCCGATCTCAACTTTGGTTAAGGCAACTAGATGGCCTAGCCAAACAAAGAGTATAATGAGTGACAGGACTGTGACTATCTGTAGTACCAGAAGTTGCTGATTAGGTGTGTCGTCACTCATCGACGCTCCCCTTCAGCGCATGAATTGCGTTCCATAAATATGTTGGTGCATTCACTGTTCGTATCTCGTCTGACAGAATGTTTAAGGCTTTAACCATGCGTTTGTCATACCGATCCACCTCTGCTTGTAGCTTGAGTGCGTCTTCTGCCAGAACATAATCGCCATCTTCACACTCTATGCGCTTGCTGCCTCGTTCCTCGTCAATATAATCAACGTCGAATCTGTATAAGTCACTCATCCTCAGGCTCCACCGTAGGCACATCATGCCACTCGCCCCACTGAGCATAGGCACCGTTCTTCAGACGCTGTTGCAGGATTTTTACCGGGATGGTCTGATAGGTATCCTGCTTTCCTCGTACAGGCTCTTGGCGCTCGCGCCTCACGAAACGGTTTTCCATTATCTGGTTACTCATTCTTGTCACCCGCTTCGAGGTAGGTTTGCGCTTCAGCGGATATCTCAAATGGCTCCGTTCTGTGCGCCCCCAGATTCAGGGTCAGGCTAAATTTCGCGCTGTCCGGTGCTTCCTTCTTCGGCTTCGCGTCTGAAAGCTCAGTCATCATCTTGAACGCATCCATCCGGGCGGTCGGGTTGATGTCCGCTTGATTGAAGATGCGATGCAACTCCATCAAGTTGTCCTCCACCATTAGAAGCGCCTTCAGCTTGATGCGGTCCTTTGCCGACATGGGTGAATTCCACTCGCGCTTGAAATCCTTGATCATCATCCGGAACTGCGCGTCGTTTTTCAGGAGGTGGCGTAATTGTCCAGCCTCCAAGTCAAAGCGTTTCAGGATTTCCCCCACCGGCAGCAATTCGGCACCGAGCTCAGCTGCCAGAGCTGCCATCTTGGGCAGGTCCAGTGTGCTGGTAGGTGTGGTCACCGGGAGTGTCATTTGTTGTCACGCTCCTTCTTCAGTTCCGCGACAACATATGATGCGGTCGCCTGACGGATAATTTCAGAGTAGCTAGTCGCCCTAAGCTTGGCAAGTGTCTTACATGCCTTCAGCAGTTTGTTGGGGAGGAAGACGTTGACTCTGGTCTTGTCGTGGTTGGTTGGGCTACTCATTTTAAATCCTCTAGGTTTTGTTCAATAATTTGCATCGTCCCTGACACCAGCACCTGCACCTTACGGTGTATTAATGGGTCATTGCGATACTGGTCATGCTTCTCCGCAGTCAAATAATCGTAGACAGTGGGGTAAGTGCTCTGAACCACATAGGTTAAAAACCCATCCGTCAGAGCGTCTTGCATCTTGCGCCTGTCGAAGTCCATCACTGGTCGCCGGTTGCTTGTTGTACAAATTGGTCGCGGCACTGATCACAGAACCGAATGGTCGGGCTCCCGTTTCTGACTTCTGAGGTAACTACCCATACCTCTTTGTAAGGCCATACGGTTTTGTGGTTCACGCTCTTGCCTCTGAAACAGAAGCTGCATGAACCCGCGTTTTCTCGCAGTGCTCTGGATACCTTCATCAGAGGTCACCGTTTGGGTTGGTGGTTGGGAACACATGGATGTGCTCCGCAGGTTGTGGCTCAAGACTCTCCGCAGTAGGGACTGGAATTGGTTGCGTGATGTCAGGCTTGAACTCAGGCACATAGATTCGGCACGCTCCGATGTCCGTACCCAGCTGGAACAGCCTGACGCTGAGCTGCGCCATTTCCTCACGCATAGGATGAGTGATTTTGTCACCCAGCTTCATGTTCGCGTGCAGGTCCAAAGTTTTCTGCCAGAGGGCGCGGATTTCATCTTGCTTATAGTCGGGAGTAATCATGCTTCGGTCTCGTGGTTTGGTTAGTCAGTGGTGCTGAGTATAGGGAGTGTAGATTTGATGTCAAGTTATTTTTTAAACTTTTTTATTTTTTGTGGTGAGTAGCGAAAGTGTAAAGTCAATTTTTGACAATAATTCTGCGTGATTGGGATAAACCACCCCCCACGGGCGCGCGCCACCGTCCACTCGGGGTGGGGGGTTACGACCGTATAGGTGAGGATTCGATAGCTTCCCAACTGAATCCCCTAGCTGCTACGGACTGCGGCGAAGTCAGGCTCTTATCCTGAAGACCTCTGTATACAGTGGGTTCAAGCATCCAGCGGCTTCGGTTCCTGAGAGCAAATCAAGAAATCATGCGATGCTTTAGTAAGCAAGCTTGAACTGAGCCCGACCCTTGTCATTCCGTAGGAATATCTGAATCGGTCTAGGTGTTAAACGGTAACTCAGGAATGGTGCGGGATGCTAAAGAACAACATCAAATGAGCAGGAAACGATGGGCAGATCAATGGTGGTCTGCCAGTTTATATTGACATGTCACTATGACTTTGTATCGACAGCTCAATATCAACTGGAGTATGTGTTATGAGATACCGCAAAACTACGTGGTTAGTTAATGGCATTGAAGACAATAAGCACGGGATTACACAACCTGAAGACTTGTTGTCAACGACTCAGCAGCAGCGATTCAGCAAGGTGTCTAGATCACTTAGTGGTCAGATCAGAACTGAGCAAGCTAGGCACAAGGTTAAAACCAAGCGTTCAGACTTCATTATGACTGGTGGTGACGAGTTCTTATCACCGAAAGCACGAATGAAGCTGGCAGGTTACGCGTAATTATAGCGTGATTATGCACCGCTTGGTGTATGTATGTGTGGTATTAAGGACGTTAAGTGGCAGCTAGAAGCCGCATTAAATATGATAATGTCCTTAATAACCTTAATACCATACGATTTTATAAGACACTAAGAGAATATGTGTTCTGTGTTCTGTGCACAAAATTGCTCCAAATCTCGGAGCTTATATGTTTAGCACATGACATTAAGGTATTAACCCCAATGTGAGTATGTTATACTCACTCAATCACGACAACAATGGAGCTTTACTATGCGCTTAAAATCAATCATCAAACGCGACCTGACTATCACTGAAGATGGCAAAGTGATCAAAGCTAACAAGAATGCAAACGTGAAGTTTGTGAATAAAAAGCATTCTCAGTATGTACGTGTCACTAACTCGAGTCTCACCTATGACTTTCACATCAACCGCGTGAAGTCTATCCTCGCTCAAGTAGCATAATCCTACCATCACCTAACATGAGGACAGCATTATGTTTATGACCGGATAAAACCGGCGCGAATGACACCACCACCGCTGACGAGCGGATAAATGGTGGTGATATTAATAGGTACTCTCGAGTGCTTATTAATATCACCAACCGCATGAGGTATTAAATGAGAACTTTTATCGCTTACTTTACCAGCCGCGAAGACGAACATACTTTTCGCATCATGTCAGATACATTCACAACTGCTATTGAAAAGATCAAGGATCACTACTGCCTTGCCACTTGTATAAGCATTGATCTGGAAAGCCACGCTGTATCTGGTGGCTATTGCGAAGACATTGACTCAATCCCCTACCTCGGAGAGTAATTATGACTGCACTTAAAGCACTTGATTTTTATCAGGCACAGCAAGCGGAACACGATGCCAAGCTGGCACGTGAGGAACAGGTATCAACATTCTTTGGCGAGCGTAGCTTGAAAGTTGCTGATGCTATGTTATGGGAAGCTGGTATCGAATTGACACTGACTCCGAAGGAGGGCGAATGAATTACATCAAGCGACTCGAAGCTGAATTGGCTCGCGCCAAGGAAGTGAACGCTCAAGTTCAGGAACGTATACACCTTGCTATGGAGCACATAGCATCACCTAAATTCACCGGCATTGATCTTGATGGATCACGTAAGGATTGGATTGCAACGTCTGATGTACAGATGATGCTGACTGATTTCAAATCTACTCTGATGGAGGATTAAGTTATGGCTATGGATCGAGAACTATTGATCAAGTTACTAGCACACGAGCGAGGACACGCTATAGCACAAGGTAAAAATACCATGGCAAAGCGGATAGCTCAGTCTATCTGCTACGCAAAAGGTGCTGTGCCTTATGACCAAGTCATTCGGTCAATTCCTGTCACTGTATACAATGCCATTTTGCGTGGTCATAGCAAGGCATTAGGACGTAGAATATGAATCTATACATCGAGCGAAAACAAGTCTACGGCAACACGTTATACTACCCAACGTGTGAACGTAGCATTTTACTGAGCCGATTGACTGGCACCAAGACTTTTACTCGCGAGCACTTGAACGTGTTGCAATTACTCGGGTATGAGCTTATCAATCACACGGGTAGCACATCCCTTGACCGGAGTGCGTAGCTCCGACAATTCACCACCGCAGTAAACGAGTAGCGCACTGCTGCTCTCCCTTAACCTGAATGAGACTATTGATTATGAATAAGACCGATAAAGTTGATACCACTGCCGCAGCTGTAGCTGCTGAACTGAACGAAACGCTGGGCGCTTCCTACATGCTGGCGACCGTGAAGATTGGCCGCTGGACTGCGAGCAAGCAAGACAAGGAACTGGCCGCGAAAATGGCTGAACAGCATGGTGCTGTCGAGGGCTCTACATCAGCAAGTAAAAAGCTGCTGGTGGGCGCATCTGAGGAACTGGATGCTGTGAACAAATCACTGAACGCTATCCGTACCCATCTGTACGAAAACTCACTGCCATGGAGTAGCGACTCCAAGGATTTGAAAGGACCGCGCATTGTATCTACCACAGCATCGATCAAGCTGCTGAAGGAATTGGGTGAAATGCAATCGGATTTCAATCGCACTCTCAAGACTTTCCTGAAGGTATACGCTGATCGTCGTCGTCAAGCTCTGGTAAATCTTGGCAAACTCGGTGATATCACGGCCTACCCAAGCGAAGCTGATATGGCTGGGTTGTTTACGGTCAACCTCGAGCTAGTCCCTGTGCCTACTGTTAGCGGGTTCGGCAAAATGAATGTACCGGCACCGCTGGCTCAAGCACTTGCAAAGCGTATGGTCACAAAGCAGCAGAAAGTTGTCGATAACATGATGGGTGCACTGCAGGAACGTGTACTTGAAGCTGTGACTACACTGAGCACTCAGCTGCACAAGTCTGCTGATGGTGAAGGTACTCGCATGTTTGACTCACTCACCGAAAACCTGAAGCCTATTGTTGGTCTTATCGACTCAGCATCATTGGCGAAAGACAAGCGTTTGCTTGGCCTGAAGGCTGACATCGATGCTCTGTCTAAGGTGAGCATCAAGCAAGTCAAGAAAGCCACGCCTAAGGTGAAGCGTGAGATTGCTGCCAAGGCTGACAAGGTGATCAAGACCTTGAGCAAGCCACCAGTAGTGAATGTTGACGATGCTGTGAACGAAGTATTGTTCTAACCACAAGCCTAGCTGGGTGGGGTAACTCACTCAGCTGGGCATCTATGGGCGCATTGACGGGCACATGCTCGCTTTGTGGCAACAAGGGAACGATGGTATTGCCATACCTACCTATATCAGTGTGCCCATAGATGCCTAGCATCACCTAATCACCGGAGTAGCGCACTGCTGCTCTGTAACACGACTGGAGAATGCCGACTATGTTCTTATCTCAATTGACTGACAATGTACTGACACGCCAATTCAATTCAGGTCACCCGTTCATACTGCGAGGACGGCCGGGAATTAGCAAAACCCAGCTGGTCATTCAGTATTGTGAACGCATGGGGCTCGGGCTTGTTATTGAGAATTTAACCTCAGTAGATGCGCCTGACATGCGAGGCTTTCTGATACCTCAGAAGACCGAAGACGGTGGTGTCACATCCGTATACTCAAAACCTGCATGGTTGTCGCAAATTGAGGCGATGATTGCCAAAGGTTTTACCTCAGGCATTTTGTTTCTGGATGAAATACTCGCAGCTCAACACGATGTGATCAAAGCGACCGCTCCGCTTATGTCTGAAGAACACATTGGCGAATGGTATTTACCTGAGGGCTGGGTAGTATGGGGCTCGGGTAACCGCGTGAAAGATCGTGCCGGTGCTCAACGCTTGCTGGCTCACGCTGCGAATCGTGCTCTGATTCTTGACGTTGAGCCTGACGTTGAATCACTATCTAACTACATGGTGAATCGCAACATGCACCCCCTGTATGTGGCTTTCATTCACGCTCGCCCTTTGACAGTATTTCCACTTGAAGCGCCTAAAGACCCTGACCAGCAAGTGATATCACCACGCTCACTTGAGTATGCTCACGACTTCCATTTTCAAGGTGAAAATGAGCCACTTGCTACTGACACGGTGACACAAGCAATGATCGCTGGTTACATTGGCGATGCCGCTTGCGCTGACCTGATTGGTTACATTGCGACTGCTGACGAGTTACCTACCTACGAGGAAATCATGGCGAATCCTCAAGGTGCCAAGGTGCCAGCTGAGACCCGCTTAGATGCTCAGCTCGCAGCGATTCACATGTGTATCTATCACGCTACTAACGACAACATCGATGAGCTGTTCACCTATGTGATGCGCTTGCGAGCTGAAATGCACGCCACTGCTGCTAACGCAATGATAATGAAGTCCGGTGGCGCATTGGTTACCTCACGTGTGTTAGGCCAATGGGTTGCCTCGAATACCGCGCTCGTTACCGCTACATTCAGCGCCTAGCGCACTGCTGCTCCCGCCACAAGGATGTGGCAACACTTATTCTTAACGACTCAGGAACAACGACATGGAACTATTCCC